GGCTTATCTTTAGGATTTAAGGCCTTGGCTAGAGGACCGACAAGACCAGCAATAAACGCGTTAGCGAGTACTGAAGGGTCTGTCTGACCTGCCATAGCGAGTGCTACAACGGAAGCGATAGCAGCGCGGATATATGACCCTGCAGCTGCTACTAGTTGTTCTTTATTCATCTTGCTCCTTTTACCCCTTGTGATAGTGGGGGTATTGGAATACTACTCGCTTCTTCCAATTTCCGCTAGGTGCTGTGTGAACTGGCCTTCCAGCTTAGCGACGCTGACGCGTAGCTCAGTTATCTCTGAGTGGATTTGATTGACGGTATCTTTCATACTGCCCCCGCCGTTGGGCTTAAGTTCGTGAACAAAGTTCTTCAGGTATGACTTTAATACCCATGATGTGGCCGCGATGATAGCAGCTCCAAAAGCTGCGAATCCTGAGAGGACTCCAGCCCATTCAACTAATGACATATCTCATTCTCTTTCTAATATAGAGTATTGATATGTGTTGTCCGATATGCATAAAAAATGCGGAAATACGTACATATAGTAAATACTTAAATAACGTTTTTGTCACATTAAACAAAATATATTTACTTCGGCTTGACTCTTGCCGTAACTCTGTGGCAGTCTAGTTCTTGGAAGGCTCCAGTAATGGAGCCTTTTGCTACTGAGAGGAGCAATAAAATGCTTAATATCAGAAAAGATACAATGGATAAAGTGGCTGTATTTGCAATGTACACCTTGTTGATAGGGGGTCTACCGCACGCAATTGCTAACGCAAATGCCGTGGAGGAGACGCCTGTAACAGTACAAGTAAATGCTGTGGACCCACTTGATAAGTACAGAGGAGCAAAAGAACTGTCAGATACAGACTTAGTTGACCTGCTTAGCGCGGTTGGTTTTGAGGGAAAAGCTCTCAAGGTCGCCTACGCGGTTGCTAAGAAAGAGTCTAACGGTCGCCCCTTAGCCCATAACGGAGATGTTTCCACAGGTGACAACTCCTACGGGATGTTCCAGATTAATATGCTGGGAAGTCTCGGAGAAGATAGACGGGAGAAATTTGACCTCAAAACAAATAAGGAACTCTTTGACCCTGTGGTTAATGCAGAAATAACCTTCTACATGACTAACGGTGGAAAAGACTGGTCCTCCTGGAAAGTGTACCCAGGCCAGACAAATGGAAAAAGATACGAGGAACACCTAAAGGCGTTCCCTAACTAATAACCCTTTAAATAAAAAAGCCCCCAGCCAATGGCTGGGGGCTTTTTGCTTGGGAGTTTATTATGCAGCCCAAGGTGTGATTGTAATTGTTGCTGTTGAAAGAACATTTGCTGTTGCTGCTGCAACTGACTGTGTTCTGATTGTTCCAGCTGTACCCTTTAGAACTGTGCCAGGTGTAATAGCACCTGAGTTGGCAACAGTAAATCCTGTACCTGAAACAATGATTGTGCTTCCACTTCCACCAGTTACAGAGAAAGTACCAACAAGTGCTGTTGGGATACCTGTACCTGCTGTGATGGTGACCTTAGTACCAACAGGCCATGAAGTTGTTCCACCTGCGATAGTAAGGGTTGCTGAGGTTGTGCTTGTAGCGTTAACCTGTGTTACCTGTGTAGCAGTGTTAGTTGCGCCAGCTGCTGTAGTGATATTAGCTGCTTCGTAACCAGCATCCTTAAGCTCATCAAGAGCTAGGGCTGTTGTATCACCAAGTACTGAAGGTACTACGATGAAGCCAATTCCAGCGCCATCATATGCTGTAAGAGCGTTTGTTGCCTGTACCTTGCCGTACCACTGTCCTGTAATTTCACCAGCGTTAGCTGCGTTAGTTACTGTGAACTTTAGTGCGTCTGCTGAAGCAACTGTTGCTGAAGACAGGTTGTAAGCTGAAGCTGTAAGACCTGTAATGTTTACAGTATCTCCAGCTGCAAGCTTGTTCTGTGATGTGTATGTAACAGTTGTGCCGTTACCTGAAGCTGCTGTAATCATGTAATTACCTACGCCTGGTAGGAATGATGGGTAATCGTTCCATTCAGCCTCTGCTGCTGAGTGATTTGAAGTGGCTAGGTTATTTAGACGTGCGCTTGGGTACTCTGAGTACCCGTTCCAGTTGTAGTTCTGAGATGCGTTTGCTGCTACGGTCGCAACGGGTGTTCCGTCTGTGCGAACGTCATTTGGCTGCATAGGGTGGTTACCCCATACAAAATCTACTCGAACGTTTCCTTCTGAGTCGGTAGAGTTACCGACGTTGTTAGTTCCAGCTGGGGTGTTACCGACAGCAATGGCGTAAGCGCCAGTCGCTAGGTCTGAACCCACTGGTAGTGGTGAGTTATAACTTGACATTTTTACCTATTCTCTAGAGTGGTAGTGACGCCTGATATCGGGGGCGCTGACTACTATTGTCTAAGAGAACGAGGTAACTGTCAGCCTCTACTCATTAACATCAGGTGCGTGAAGATTTAATTTGGTCTTATGGTTATGAGGCCAGTCAGGCTTGGTCTTGTCGTACCTTACCCCTTTTATATAGTCCCTAGTAAATGAGCTACCGCCCTGGGAGTCAATGTTCGCCCTGTATGCCGAAAACTCTCTGTAATGACGATTGATTTCAGGGTCGTCATCAATTCCCTTGTGTACTAGCTTAAACTCTTCTAGTTGAGTTTTATGTATAGGTATAAAAAATAAAACTGGGTCGCCCTTTTTAAAGGTAACAATCTTATTAACCTCAGTAATTTTCCAGTTCATGGTTGGCGACATGTATATCCAATCACTCTCAACAATTCCTGATAACGGAGTGGCGCCTGGTATTACCAGGTTAGGCCCTCCCATAAACCAAAGATTCCATTCTGGAGAGGTTCTAGGGATGGCATTTAAATGGAAAGTAACAACCCCGTTACCAGTTCCGTTATCAACAAAAGAGTCTTTTCCACAGATTATGGTTGTGCCTTGAGGACTTGGGCTGCCGTCCCATACAACCTCTACGTCATGAGGAAGTCTCACACACCACCCGTGGCGTGCTGCATAGGTCATAGGCAAACACCTGTAGGCGTAGGAGTCCATTAAGGTGTTCATCCACTCCCTATCTACAGGGCTCTGCTCTATGGGCAACCTTTGACCTTTAGCGAACAGGTGATAAAATTCAATTTCCATTTTTATTAGTGTACCAGCCGTAAAACAGCTCCCCTAAATCACATCCCACTATTTTGTATAAATCTGATAAAGGTCTCACATCGAACAGGGCGTCTGGACCAATAGTGTTATTTTTCATAATATTTATGATTCTGTCAGTTGTTGGCGCTCTTCTATCGTTATGCTCTTGGGGATAGTCAATCCACAGTTTTGGTCTACTAAAGTCAATAGACCTAGACTCATTCATATGGTACAGGGGCGGGTCAGCTGGGTTATAAACATCCCAACCAGCAGTGTAAGCTCTAAGGCTATTTATTATCTCTTCTCCCCAAAACCCAACCCATTCAGGTTGCAGAATTTTTGTAAAAAAATCGCGTTTTCCAAATATAAAATGCCCACAAAGGTACCAACCCAGCTCTAGCTCTTGTTCTTTTGCATCTAGAGCATTGGTAGGCATAGGCACTAGCTCATGGTGTTGATAAAACGTTTTTTCACTGTCACCAGTGTTAAACACAAAACGAGCAAACGTTTTATATCTTCTTATAAATGCCTCTGTGTGGTTTTCCATGTAGTACCACTCAGGTAAATATACGCTTATTAAAGCTTTTTCATTATTTATTGACTTATGCAAGTCTAAAAGTTTTGTATCCCACCCCTGGTCAAACCGAGTATGTGAGTCTATTTGTAAGACGTATTCTTCATCGTATAGCGGGCACATAGCCCTATTTCTACACTGACATACGCTAAATATTTGCCCAGGCTCTTGAACGTCTACCCTAACCCTATTTCCATAGGTATTGGTTATGAGGTTCTCGTCGGCTTTTTGTTGCAGAAAAACACCAACTGTTATTTTACTAGGGTTGTCAGCTTTACAAAATAGGTCGTCAATAGTTGACTGTATAACAGGGTCTCTGTAACAAGCAATAGTTACATAGATGGTGTCAGGTCTTGTCCCCATTTTCCTATCGGACACTCCGCATTCTTAAGTAGTGTTTTAGCCTTCATTATGCATCCACATTTTGTGCACTGTGTTGTGGCGCTTATAAAGTGCTCGCACCCTTTACAAAGGTCATATCTAGAAGCTGCTATATCATTTGTAGTTCTTTGAGCGGGGTCAATAAGATGCCAGGGACGTGACTCTCCAAGGTTTTTTTTCCACTGCTTCCAAGCGGATGTTCTTTCTTCTGACATTATTGCCCCTCAGTAGGTGCAACAAAGTTTGAGCCATCCCATGTCCATCCAGGTAGCACTGGGCTATCTAATGGAATTGGTATGACCTTTGGGTCAGACGAAAGTCCAGCTATACAACGTTTTTCTACGTCATTTACGTCCTGTATGTTTTTTTCATCTAAAGAGATAACACCAAAAACGTCACCCTCTGCAATAAAAGCAAACTTATGGGTTGCTTCGTGTAGTTCTGTGCCCATCGGCAGTCTATCGTCCATGTTTATATCCTATCATAGTTAGGTAAGGTAATTAAATAACGCAACTACTTAGAGGCAAGCAACGACCACGGAAGTCGCGGCAGAAGCAGCTTGATGGTGGAGGT